TGTTACGCCGTGGAGTAAATCTACACAAAAGAAAATTAACAAAGCTTTAGGAGGGTTCCACAAAGGAGCTCCAAGTAAATATCACTGGATCGATGAATATGAAAGAATGACTGCTAAAGCTTCTGGTAAACACTTCCACATGAGATGTGGAGTAGATTCAAGAGTAGAAAAATCTATTGGTCATGGTGAAAAAGCAATAGCAGATTCATCAGTACCAAAACTTAATGTGACACCAATGGCATAGAGAGGATAAAAAATGTTAGTATTCAAAGAAAAACATATAAAATACGGATTCACTCACGATGATCAGTATGTATTCACGAAAGGAAAACATAAAGGTGAGTACTACAATGGCCCAATAATGAATTATTTCAAGAAGGTGTTTGCAGGAGAAAAAATGACAGCGGAAGTAATGAAGTGGGACAGATTAGAGTCAGTTGGAATGGACAGAAGAGCTCACATCGATTATGATAACCTCAAACCAAAATATGAAAAAGATTTTAATTTTCCGAATGACGAACCTCAAGAATTAAAAGATAAAGAAATCAAGGAAGGAAAATATAAAAAATATTTTGTTGAATATTGTGGTGATATCTGTGAAGTGCCAGATTTTAAGTTTAAGTATTATAAAAAATCTAGTACTCCATATCACAAGGCAGTAAAAACCGTAGAGTTAGAATTAGGTTTAAGTGTATATGATATTGATTCAAATCTTTCAGCGATAGCTGAAGGATCAAAAATAATTAAAGAGTTAGATACTCGAATTCAACCGACTGCATATATGGATGTATTAGAAGACTTAACAACTCTCACAGATTATGAACTTGAATATGAAGACGGAGAGCCATATAGCGGCGATTACCATATCCACCCTCAATATGGTCCTATGGAAGGGAAATATCATGTAGGAGTACATAATCGATTATATTGGGTGCGAAAAGAAAGATACATACCAAAAAATTTAGTTCCGTAAATTTCCCTATATCAAAATTTTTTGTTATATTTCATATATGTTAAATGAAACAAAAAGACTATTAAAGACAAAATACTATTTGTTTAACAACAAACAGATAGATGATAGTCAAATAGAATTACCTATAAATAAGTTCTATAAAAGGCTATACGGTGATAGATATAACATCTATGATATAATCCCACAATGTAAGCAGGAAGAAGAAATAGACCATCTACGCTCTCTCTCGCATGCATTAGAGGGAGTACCTGATAAGGATATTATAGACTATAATGAAAATATAGTGGCCACCTTTAGAGAAATCGAACAAAATGGTTTGTATACTAAAGAAGGTATGGAATATACAAAATATAACGTATATACAACAACAGGAAGGCCCGCTAATTCAAATAATGGTATAAATTATGCAGCGTTAAATAAAGACGATGGCACTAGAAAAAAATACATCAGCAGATTTTCAGGTGGTTATTTAGCTGAATTTGATTATGACGCATATCATTTACGACTTATAGCTTCATTAGTAAATATAGAACAACCCGAAGGAAGCTTTCATAGATATTTAGGTAAATTATATTTTGATTCAGATACGCTAACTAAAGAACAGTACGATGAATCTAAAAAAATTAGTTTTCAGATTCTTTATGGTGGTATACCAAAAGAGTTTTTAAGAATTGAATATTTTAATAAGACATCTGAATATATTTCTAAGCTTTGGGATATTTATAATAGTAAAGGTTATATAGAAACACCAATATTAAAACGAAGGTTATATAAAAGAAATCTAAAAGATATGAATCCTCAAAAATTATTTAATTATTTGATACAGGCATATGAAACTGAAATGAATTGTAAGGTATTAAAAAACATATTTGAATTACTTGAAAAATATTCTAGTAAAATGGTGTTATATGTATATGATGCATTTATATTTGATGTTGCCCCTGAAGATAAGAAAATTCTTAATAAAATACAGGATTTAATGTCACTCCCTTCTAATCTTAAGATTGGTAGAGATTATCATAATATGAGGCCTTTGGACCTCTAATTTGATATTTATATAGATAGGAGAATACTGTGAACATAAATTATTTATTAAAAGATTGGGCTTGGAGAGTTAACGATGGTATGCCTGACCCAAAAAATAGAAATCATCTTGAACTACTTGAGGCAACTCTTAGAGCACATAAGTATTCTGAAGAATTTATAAACGCGTATATTTCTGAAATTGAATTTAATACTTCTAAAGATTTAGCGAAATATAAAGCTAAACACAAAATGAGAAAAACTACTAAAGTAAAAATTGGAGGTGAAGAAACAACTGTTGGAGATGCTGAAAAAAAAGATAAATCAAAATCAAATAAAGCTAAAGTTAAAAAATATCCTAAAAAAGCAAGTGGTCCGGGATGGGATGGAAAATCAACAGATGAAATTATAGACTCTGTATCAAGAAAAGATGAACCATCAGTTATTGCAACAAAAGGCTCTGAAGATATAAAGAATCGAGCAGGTAAATCTAGAGCAGAAGCTTTTGGTGGTAAAGCTGGAAAAGGTGGTGGCGATACAACTATACAGGAAGAAATGACAAATATAGGTAGAGAAATTTCATTAACAGATACAAACATAACAAAAGAAGAAATTGCTAAAAAGATAGCCGAGCATGTTAAAGAAAACTATCCTGATAGTAAAGTTGCGAAAAATGAAAAGAAATTAAACAAACTTGCAAATGCATCAATTGCAGGGTTTGATTCAGCCAGAGAAGTAAAAAATAATCCAGACTTCAAATATAATAAAGAACAACCAAAAGGTTATCCAGTTAATACTACAGACAGCACAGTTGTTAGAGACACATTAGCAACACAACTAAGCGAAGCAAAAACTCCTAAAGCTATAGCTCACGCTAAAAAGGAGCTATACGAATTCCAAAAAAATGCAGGTGATAAATCTATTACTGGAAAAGAAGGTGACGCTGATACAATAATGATTTACAAAGACAGTGATGGAAATGATAGAATTGTATATATTTCAAATAAACAAACATTAAACGACCAACAATCAAGCGGTACAGTTAATAGTTCTAGACGTTCTATATTAAAGGCAGCTGAAGAATTAAATATGAAACCTAAAGAGAAAGCTGATGTTGTACAAGTGGCAGAAGAACAATTTGCTAAGGCTAATAAATTTGATGAAAGATTTGCAGATGGAGTTAAATCAGCTACTGAAAAACACGGTAAAAGATTATCTACAACACAAGCGAAATCAACAATGGCCAAAGCTGCACAAGCTTTGAGCGGAAGATCTAAAATGGGAAAAGCTCAAGACAAACTATCACCAGAGGAGCTTGCAAATAAAAGAAAATATACAGCAAAATCTCTTAAAAAACCTGAAGTACAAGCAAAGCTTATGGGTATTGATGGTCCACCAAATAAAGATATTAAGTCAAAAGAATATAAAGAATGGAAGAATAAAACAGCTAAGCAGTTTAAGAATGAAGGAAAAGAATATTCTGATGATAATATTGTAAACGCTGCAACTATGGTAACGGGAACTGGAGGAGTTTCAAAAGGTAATCATATAAGAACAAACGAAAAAATTACAATAGTGACTCGTGATATAAATGGTAAAATGCAAAAATTAGTTAACGATGGATTATCACCTGAAGATGCAGCTAAAAAATTAAAACAACAATTTGCAAAGCCTGATAAAAAAGGCGAAGTAATGTATGGTAATATATTTGATGAAAAGGATTTTATAGAAATACATAGCAATGCAGGTCTAAGAGATATGGAAAAGGCAGAAAGAGGTAGAGGTGAGGATATAAAGGGAATGCAAACTCAAACAACTGCAGAGTTAAAAAGACTTGATAAAGAAGCTGGACATTCTATTCCACCTAAAAATGGTCCTAGAACTCAAGCTTATGTAAAAGGATTTTTAGATAGGGTTCATATTACACAAAATGTTAGTGGAGAAGCTGACGGTAGAAAGTTGACTGAAATGGGAGAACATTCTGTATCACCTAAAGATTATAGAACTGCATTGGCAAAAGTTACAGGTTTTGATTCAGAAGAAGAATACAGAAAGAAAAATCCAGATGGTAATTATAATAAAACTCTAGAAACCCATCTTTTAGAAAATGTTGAAGTTGAAGCTGGAACCATGAATCTAGTTTATGTTTCAAATCAAATAGATGAAAATACAGGTAAGAAGAAAAAAGTACATATAGGAACTGATACTCATAGAACAGGTGGTTCAATTTCAAAAGTTGCAGGCCAGTATGGAAAAGATTTACAAGTAGAAATGGCGGAGACATCAAACTAATGAAAACTCAATTATTATGTACATTTACAAAAACAAAGCTACTTACAAAAACAGTAGATAAAATTATACAAGCATACGATATACTTTATAATAAGATTTTTGTATTAAATAATGAAGAAAATAAATCTGAACTTATGTGTACATATAATATAGACGCATCAAATAAAGTTGAAATACTTACAGATACAATCTCATTGCATAGAAAGAAACAAACAAATACTTTATATACTATCAACGCATTAAACGAATGTATTAAAACTTGTAATAATGGAGTATTAGATACTACGTTCCAATTAAATTGGGAAAATTATAGAAACAGCATATTGGTTACAAACGACGAAGGTTTGAGAAGAATTGATACATCTATCAAAGAAGTCGTACATATAAAAATAAAAAAATAGGTTCATGAAAATATACAATCTAGGAATAGAAAAGACAGGAACGACGTCTATTGCTGGGATATTCAAAAACTATAATTCAGTACACGAATTTGAATTTGAAAACACAATAAGCAAAATATATAATTGGAAAAACAATATTATTTCTAGAAATGAGTTTGTACAATATATAAATAATAGAGAAGAAAATAGAAATTCAGCATTCGTTGATTCTTCAAGCTACAATCATTACTTTGCAGATATAATATTAGAAAAGTTCCCAAATGCAAAATTTATTTTTACAATAAGAGAAGCAAGGTCTTGGTTTATATCAGATATAAATATGATATATAGATTATATAATATATTTTCTCAAACCTACAGACGAAAATATTTTGATATCCGTACAGATGGAGATATATTATTCAGTTTAGAAGCATCAAAGAAAGGTTTACCACTAGGAATAGATAAACATTTTACAACAATATTATTAAATACTAATTTAATTGAAGATTCTCTACAATATTATTATAGCTCTATAAAAAAAATAAAAGATTTAATACCAAAGGAAAAACTTTTAATATTAAATACAGAAAACATATCAAATTCAATAAATGAGCTTTCTAATTTTTCAGAAATAAATGTAAATGAACTTTTATTAAATAATTCAAGAGAAAATCAAAGAGTTACTAAAAAACAATACTTTAATTGTCTAGACAATAACGATATAAATAAAAAATTTAATAAAATAAATAGCAAATATAAAAAATAAACCCGATAAAATTTTTATATCTCGGTAAGTTTTGTTATATTTATATATAAATAAAAAATACTTAATAATAAAAGCAAATTAACAAATGAGCAAATTAGCACTTTCTATGATGTTGTTCTTGACGGGTCACATCTTAATATGGTTTCAATTAAACGGACAGTTCAAGTGGACTTGGTTCGATAAAAATCCTCACATTTTAGCAATAGTATTTGGTAGTATAATTTCATATACATTTATATATGGAACAAAATACTGCGTAGAACATTTTGATGGTATGTTGTGGCCAGGTAGATTTATAGGGTTTGCATTGGGAATATCATCATACGCACTAATAACTTGGTGGGTAATGGGAGAAGGTATTAACTTAAAAACTTTAACATCGCTAATATTAGCAACAGGTATAATTTGCGTACAATTATTTTGGAAAGTATCATGACAAGAATAAACATCATATCACCATCTGAATTAACAGACCAGCATTTAATAGCAGAATATAGAGAAATTACTATGGTTCCTGCTGCATTAAGTAGAACTCTTAAAAGTAAAGCTGGATTCAAAAAAGAGCGAATTAGTAAAAATTACACCCTTAATACAGGTCATGTGTACTTTTTCTATGATAAAGGTTTATATCTAAATAAACGATATGACGACCTTGTAGAGGAAATGAAGTCTAGGGGATTTAGCCCTGACCCAAATAGAAAATTTCCTAAAGATGTTTTTCCATTAGAATTATATAATGACTGGATGCCTACTTTAGAGGACCAGAAAATTATAAGAAAACGTCTGGCAGAAAAAATAGCGATGAAGCCAGATTGGTATCGCAAAAAAAGTTTAACAAAAGTTTTTTAGATTAAGAAATTTTTGTTATATTATAGTAATAATTAAAAACAGGAGAAAAAACGATGGCAGTATCAATTCAAGAATTGCAAACGATTTTAGAAAATATCCAGACAGATGTAGACAAATTTAACAATGGAAACATGTCAGCTGGAACTAGAATTAGAAAAGCAATGCAAGAAATTAAAGGTCAGGCACAAGACCTAAGAAAAGAAGTGCAAGAAATTAAAAATAATAAATAATAATTAAAAGGAGAAAAAGATGGCAATAGATTTAGATGCAATCAGACGTAAGTTAAATAACTTACAAACACAAACAGGTAGACAAGATAATTTATGGAAACCTGAACCAGGTAAAAACCAAGTAAGAATCGTACCTTATCAATTTAATAAAGACAATCCGTTTATCGAGATGTACTTTCATTATGATTTAGGTAAGAAAAATTACTTATCACCAGTAACGTATGGTGATCCAGATCCTGTAGAAGAATTCGCTCAAAAATTAAGAGCAACAGGTAAATCAGATGATTTTAATTTAGCGAAAAAATTAACACCTAAGATGAGAGTTTACGCTCCAGTTATCGTTAGAGGTAAAGAATCGGAAGGCGTTAAACTTTGGGGATTCGGTAAACAAGTATATACTGAATTACTAGGATTTATCGCAGATCCAGACTATGGTGATATCACAGATGTACAGGCTGGTAGAGATATTTCAGTAGAATTCACTCCAGCAGAAGGAGTAGGAAACTATCCTAAAACAGCAATCCGTGTAAAGCCAAATCAATCAGCAGCTACTGAAGATAAAAACGTAGCTGAAAAAATTGTAAGTGGTCAGAAAGATATTTTTGAAATTTTCAAAAAACAATCATACGATAACTTAAAGGCAGTACTAGGTGAATGGTTAGACCCAGATTCAAATACTGAAACTGAAAAAGCTCCAGTTGCAACAGCAGCTGCAACAGGCGTAAAATCAACTGAAAGTATTGAAACTGCATTTGATGATTTATTTAACGAGTAAGGAGAAATAATATGGCAAAGGCAAAGAAAACTAAAAGAGATGAATTGGCCAGCGTTTTAGCTGACTCACTAAACAAGCAGTTTAAGGGAATGAAAGTAGCATACTTTCTTGATGGTGCGGAAGATACACCAACCGATTTGACTGAATGGATAAGTACAGGTTCATCTATTCTTGACCTTGCTATTTCTAATAGGCCAAATGGTGGTTTACCTGTAGGTAGAATTACAGAAATTACTGGAATGGAAGCCTCCGGTAAATCACTATTAGCTGCTCACTTACTTGCAAATACTCAAAAAGCAGGAGGATTGGCTGTGTATATCGATACTGAAAATGCTATGAATGAAGAATTCTTAACGGCAATAGGTATGGATATGACAAAAATGCTTTATATTCAACTTGAAACTGTAGAAGATATTTTTGAAGTAATTGAAAATATAATTCTTAAAGTTAAAGAAAGTGATAAAAATAGACTTGTATCAATTGCAGTAGATTCTGTTGCGGCAGCAACTACTAAAGTTGAACAAGCTCAGGATTATGACAAAGAAGGTTGGGCAACATCAAAGGCAATCGTTTTATCAAAAGGTATGAGAAAAATTACTCAACTAATTGGTAGAGAAAGAGTAGCTTTATTTTTTACTAATCAGTTACGACAAAAGCTTGGAGTTATGTTTGGAGATCCGTGGACTACTTCTGGGGGTAAAGCTATTCAATTTCATGCAAGTTGTAGATTAAGATTAAAAGCAGCAGGTCAGATTAAAGCAAAGGTTCAGGGTAAAGAACAAACAATAGGTATTAAAACAAAAGCAATAGTTGTAAAAAATAGAATGGGTCCTCCATTGCGACAAGCAGAATTCAACATCTTTTTCGAATCAGGAATCGATGATACAGGAAGTTGGTTGCAAGTAATGAAAGACTATAAATTATTACAACAAGGTGGAAGTTGGTATACTTATACTTGTGATATTACTGGCGAGGATATTAAATTCTTGTCTAAAGATTTTGAAACAAAGGTACTTTCAAATCCAGAAAGAAAAGAAAGTATTTATAATAAAATTTGTGAAACAATGGTTATGTCATATAAAACCGATAACATTGGTATCGATGATATCGAAATCGGTGATGATGATGTGCCAATAGGATAATAACAATGCTATGCGTGGTGGAAGTAATCGAAAATCCCAAAAGGATGATTAGGTTCTGGAAGACACCCTTCTACGGAAGGTAACCGAAGCGGTAACGCCGACTCAATGTTCATAAAGAGTGCATGAACATAATGGCTTTTTTTAAGTTTTTAGCCAACCAACTGGTACTTGAAAAACTGTGGGTTCGAACCCCACCGCATAGTTATTGTTATTATATTAAAATAAGGAGAATAAAATGAAAAGAATTTTAGTAGTATTATTAGTATCGCTTGGACTACAAACACAAGCACA